AACATTGACGAAAGCGTAGGTTTGGGAATCAGTGTGTTTGCGGATGCCATTGACAACCTTAAGGGCGTTGACCTGGCGTTCAATAATTTCTGTAGAGATTTCAAGCTTGGTGGCAAGAAGGTCTTCATGAATGATAGCTTGACCAAGAGAGATTCTGAAGGGTTTTTGATAACTCCTGATGATGTGGCTCAGCAGCTCTTTGTCCAGTTTGGTGATGAGGTGCTGGATAAGGATAAACTGATATACGAGTACAATCCCCTATTGAGGGTACAGGAGAATAAAGACGGCATCCAGGGTCAGCTTGATTATCTCAGCTTTAAATGTGGTCTTGGCACAAAGCATTATCAGTTCAATGCTGGTAGTATCGTGACAGCTACCCAGTATTCAGGGGATAAGCAGGAGCTGGTCCAAAATGCAAGCAAGCATTGCATTATCATTGAACAGGCTCTTCAAACACTAGTAAAGGCTGTGTTGTGGATTGGCAAAGAGATAATTGGACAACCGGTAAATCCTGATGTGGAGGTCAACATCATATTTGATGACAGCTTCATTATCGACAAAGAATCTGAAAGGCTAAGAGATCAGCAGGAAGTCCGTGACGGACTGATGATGAAATGGGAGTATAGAACCAAGTGGTATGGCGAATCTGAAGAGGAAGCTAAGAAGATGGTCGCATCTGATCTGTCAGATGATGAGCTTATGGGGTTTGGAGGTAGCTGATGCTGACACCAGAACAACTGGATCAATATCCGGATAATCTTGTAAAGCTGTATGGAAAGCTGGAAGCTGATATCATAGCTGATATTTCAAGGCGTCTGGCAAGATACGACTATTTCATCCCATCGGCTGAGTTTCAGTATAGAAAGGCTCTTGAGATGGGCAATGTCCATGATGAGATACTCAAGAAGATGGAGAGTCTCACCGGCAAGAGAAAAAAGGAGATAGAGCAGCTGATGAAGGAAGCCGGTTATGAAACCATCAAGGTTGATGATGAGATCTATAAATTAGCAGGGCTTAAGCCAAGCCCGGTAAGACAATCCCCGGCACTGATATCTGTGTTAAATGCAGGCATCAACAACACCAACGGATTGTTTGAGAACTTGACCAGAACAACAGCAAGCACAACAACCAAACAGTTTGAAAGAGCTCTTGACAGGGCTTTTATGCAAATAACCTCCGGTGCCTTTGATTATGAGACTGCAATCAGAGGAGCTGTAAAAAGCCTTAGTGAAAATGGCATAGCTTCCATAGAGTACCCAAGTGGCAGGATTGGTTATTTGGAATCGTCTGTGCGCAGGGCGGTCATAACAGGAATCGGTCAAACAACTGGCAAAATTCAAGAAATGAGAGCTGATGAGATGGGGTGCGATCTGGTGGAGACTTCCGCGCATGAAGGCGCAAGACCATCTCATGCTGAATGGCAGGGTAAAGTGTTCAGTAGAAGCGGCAATCATCCCAAGTATCCAAACTTCAGGGAAGTGACGGGCTTTGGCACGGGGCCTGGACTAAAAGGATGGGAGTGCAAGCACGATTTCTACCCGTTCTTTGGAGACCTATCCAACAGAGCCTATACAGACAAAGAGCTGAAGAATATGCAGGCACAAAACTATGAGTACAATGGCAAGAAGATGACTAAGTACGAAGCAACTCAGAAACAGCGTTATATCGAAAGTCAGATTAGGCGGTGGAAGAGAGAGTACGACGGAATGGATGCTGCTGGATTGTCTACTGCTGAAGCCTCAGCCAAGATAGCGCGCTGGAACAATACGCATGATGACTTTCTCAGACAGACAGGCCTAAAGAGGCAATCAGGGCGATTGCAGACTTATGGTCTTTATTAAGAATGACGGGTGCTTTTTTATATGTCTTTGAGCAATAGACGTAAAACAGGCTTATTTTTTATATCAAATTTGGCCTACCTGAGGGCGTAAAAAGTCAGGGCAACAGAGGTGTGACCTCGTAAAAAAACGTAGTTGCAGGAGAAAACCATGAAAAGAGAATTTTTGGAAGAATTAAAGCTCGACAAAGAAGTCATCGACAAAATCATGAACGAAAACGGAAAGGACATCGAGGCCGAGAAGTCAAAGGTAACAACAAAGGATAAAGAACTTGAAGGTATGAAGACTCAGCTAGGAGAAGCAAACAAGCAAATCGAATCATTCAAGGGAATGGACATTGAAGGCATCAAGAAGGCAGCTGATGATTGGAAAACAAAAGCAGAACAGGCAGAAGTAGAGGCAAAGAAGCAGATTGAGAAGCTTCAGTTTGACCATAGTCTTGAAACCGAACTGCAAAAAGCCGGCGCGAGGAATCCGAAGACAGTGAAGGCGTTGCTGAATATGGATAGCCTTAAGAATGCAGACGGAACGATTATAGGTCTGAAGGAGCAGCTTGAGAAACTGAAAACAGATGAAGCTTATCTGTTCAATGAGGATCCAGGGCAAGAAGGAATAGACAAGACAAACATGAAGCTTAACAGCGGATCCTTCCATAATCCTGGCAACAATGTGGATTATGACAAAATGAGTGACGAAGAGTATTACCAAACTTTACAAAAAAACGATAAAAAATAATAAGGAGAATTACCTATGGGAAATGAATTTATCACAATTAAAAACATTGCAAGACAGATACTTCCAAGATTGATTGAGAACCTGGTATTCCCGAATCTGATCCACAAGGATTACTCGGATACTTATGTCAACGGTCTTGGTGCAACCATCCAGGTCAAGAAGCCTGTGATTCTGGAAGCTAAGGATTTTGATGAAGCTGTCGGAACCTCCGCTCAGGATGTGAAAGAGCAATCGGTTGAAGTGACTTTGGACAAGCTGGCAACAGTTGATGTTGAGTTTGGAGCGATCCAGAGAGCAACCAATGTGGCTGATTTGACCAGATTATTTCTTGAACCGGCCGCCGTAGCACTGGCACAGAAGATCAACTCGGATGGGTTGTTCCTGTACAAGGATATCCCTTACACTTCTGGTGCTGCTGGTACGACTCCAGGCGCCTTGACTGACATCGCTGATGTTAGAAAGGTATTGAACGCAAACAAAGTCCCCGTATTTGGAAGAAGAGCGGTATGGGATACCGAGGCTGATGCCAAGTTTACAACTATCGAGGCTATCGTCAATGCTGAAAAATCCGGAAGCACCCAAGCATTAAGAGAAGGCTCCATCGGTAGGATTTTCGGATTGGATAATTATATGTCCCAAGAAGTGAAGTCTCATGCCACAGAAATCACTGCATTCACCACTGTTAAAGTCAATGGAGCTGTCGATGCAGGTGCGACTCAATTGGCCATAGACGGCGTTGCTTTGACAGGCAAGCTGGTCAAAGGTGATGTATTGACTATCAGCGGAAAGACCTATGTCGTGACTGAAGATACAGTGGCGGCAGCTGACAACGCCATCGCTGTTGTAAAAGTGTACCCTGCTCTACCGGCATTGGCAAATGATACCGTTGTTACGAAGGTTGCAGACCATACAGCAAACCTGGCATTCAACCCGAATGCGTTTGCTTTTGTGACAAGACCATTGATAGCACCGGCAGGCGTTGAGTCTTATGTCACTTCTTACAACGGGGTTACTTTGAGAGTTGTTAGAGGTTATGACATGAAGTACAAAAAAGAGATGCTCTCTATGGATGTTCTTTATGGCTATAAGACCATGTATCAAGAACTGGCAGTAAGAGTATTGGGATAAGAGGAGGCAGTTATGGCATATGCTGATTATGTGTTTTATGTAAGTGATTATAAAGGCATTGCCATTACTTCTGATGATTTTGACAGGCTTATCACCAGGGCAAGCGCCTACATCGATAATATAACCGGTGGCACCGCATCATTGTATGAAGATGACGATGCGGTTAGAATGGCTGCTTGCTCTGTTGCTGAAGCTTGGCAGAAAAATGAAAAAGGTGGCGAAGTGCAAAGCGAATCGGTTGGCAGCTGGACAAGAACCTATGCAAAAGCCAACACAACCAATGATAAGAAACTGTATGATGCCGCCAAAATATATTTGAGCAGAACAGGTCTTTTGAGCAGGTGGACATGATGTTTAATGATACCTGCACAATTTACAACAAATATACTGACTCATCAGGAGTTGAGAAGTGGCAGAGAACCGTGCTGGAAGGTGTTTTCTGGGATGGTGTGCACGGTGCTAATTTCAAAAAGACAGGCTTGGAAAATGCCGACACCGTAATGCTGATCATTCCAAAGTCTGTCAGAAGCGTCAATGCTTATAAGCAACCTAAGCAGTGGCAAACCCTTCAGACAAAATCAGGCTATTTTACGATTGCATCAGGTGACACAATCATCAGAGGCGCTATCGCCTATAATGTTGTCAGATCCTCAAAAGAACTTGAACAGTTTGATGATTGCCATAAAGTGACAAAAGTCGATTTCAAAGGTTTCGGAAGTGATATGGACCATTGGGAAGTAGGTGGCAGATAATGCAGATAGTTGCAAGAATTGATACGCCAAGAGGCAGTGTAGTTAAAACAAAAGACGGTGTTGCTAGACTCATCTGGAACCCGGACTTCCAACCCAATTGGCAGCATCGTTATACCAAGGCTCAAATGTTCGTTGACAGCGAGGTTTTAAGGCTGTCTGACCCCTACATACCCTTTCAGTCAGGAATGCTTAAGAAAAGCGGTATTTTGGGCACTGAGATAGGAAGTGGTACAGTGGTCTGGAATGCGCCTTATGCCAGGTACTTGTATTATGGTAAGGCTATGGGAGGTGTGGCCCCTAAGCATGTTTTGAACAAGAACCTGACCTATCATGGCGCTCCTCAACGAGATGCCTTTTGGTTTGAGCGTATGAAAGCGGACAAGGGAAAACAGATATTAAGAGGTGCCGCTAGATTGGCAGGAGGTAGCGAATGAGCATCATTAAATCATTGCAGGATTATCTAAAAACCTATGACAACATGGAACTAAGGGAAATTCAAACCATGATGACCGACACCACTTTAAATGTCCCGTCAAGCTATGCTGTGGCGCCAACTGGCAATAGCAAAGTCATCACTGACATTGCAGGCAACAAGACCTACCAGAACAATTATGTCTTCTACGCCAAGGAAGCTGCCGCTGATGAAGTGGATCGGCAGGACAACTATGATTTCCTGGAAGATTTCTGCGGTTGGATAGAAGAACAAAATGACCAAGGGAACTTTCCGGTTTTGCCTGAAAACTATGAAGTTGAGGAGATCAATGTGTCAAACATTTTATTGTTTGATATCGAAGATGATGGAACCGGTCTATATCAGGTTCAGATTCAAATGATTTTTATTAAGAAGAAAGGATAAATAATATGGGAAAATTAAAAAGATCGTTATTTGCCGTATTTTTAAATACGGGTACAAGTGAAACCCCAGTATACAGTCTGATGGGTGAGGGTATCACCGCACAGACGGTCAACTACAATCCTCAAGTATCTGAGGAGAACTATATACACCAGGACAGCGGTGTTACCGATGTTGAAAGCTATAAGGTATCAATTCCGACTCCTCAGACAGCTATCGCCGGAGATGCGGTATTCACCTTTGTTGACAAGCTAAGAAAAGACAGAGCTGTATTGTCAGCTGCAAGATCCGATGTGGTTTTGGTCGAGTTGTATGGAACTGAAACAGCCGGTGCATATCCTGCTGAGAAGAATACCTGTTCGATTCAAATTGATGACTTTGGTGGGGAAGGCGGTTCGAGTATCGCCATCAACTACACCGTCAATCTCATCGGAGATCCTGTTAAGGGCACATTCAATCCGACAACCAAGGCCTTCACAGAAGATGTTTAATAGTTGATTTAGGGTCCTGTGTCATGCAGGACCTTTAATTTAGGAGAGAAAGATCATGAGTAATTTAAAAATAAAATCAAGCTCAAATACAATAAGACTATTGATCAACAATGACAAGAACAAAGTCATAGAATTTGACCCGGAAGACTCATCGTTTGCCAACCGCTATTACACGATGATTGCCAACTTTGACCAGAAGAAGGATAGTTTTATAAAGAAAGCAGCTGAAATAGACAAGATTGATGAGGTCAACTCATTTGGGATCCAGGTGAAGCTTGTAGAAGAGAGCAAACTGATTGTTGAGATGTTCAATTATATGTGTGAGCAAATCGATTATGTGTTTGGAAAAGGAACCAGTGAAATGGCATTTGACAACGTGGCGAAGCTGGAGCTGATAGACCAGTTCTTAAGCGGTATAACGGAGCATGTTTTGACTATCAGGAACTCGAAGATGAAAAAATACTTAAACTCTGAGAATGGTGTGATGAAGAATTGAATGTATTAGTGGACAAATTGCCAACATCGATTGAGATAGATGGCAAGACATATGAGATTAACTCGGATTTTAGAATTTGCTTAAGAATCATCCTAATGTTTGAGGATCCGGAACTGGTGATGCCGGAGAAGCAAATACTGATGCTTAGACTCTTGTACAAGGAAATACCATCCAATATTGACCAGGCATCTAGGATGGCTATCAGATTCTTGAATTGCGGTGAAATACTGACAGAGGGTACAATCTCGGAAAACAGGTTGTACAGCTTTGAAAAGGACAGCAAATACATTTACTCAGGTATCAAACAAAGCCATAATATAGATCTGGAACAGATTGAATATATGCACTGGTGGAAGTTTGCGCTTTTGTTCCTGGACTTGAGAGAAGATTGTTTTTTTAACAAGATCATATACCTGCGTTCGCAAAAGGCAAAAGGAAAGCTCACCAAAGAAGAAAAAGAGCTGTATTACAGTATGAAAGATATTGTCGATCTGCCGGAGAAGTTTCAAGAAGATGAAGAAGTTGTCATCAATGAATTTATGAAAAAACTAAATATTGAAAAAAGTTGAAAATCTACTTAAAGAATTTTTGCTGATGATTTGATTTTGTTAATGAAATCAACTTTTTCATTATGGTCTTTAAATGCACTGATTGGGACAACAAAACTATTTTGGCTTTTAAACAAAATGAGTATAAATGCATCTTTAATGATATCAATCTTTTCAATGTTGGAATACAAATGAGAAAATGTGGCGTTTTTGTCAATTATATGCATTTTATCATCATCAAGCCTAATTGTTTTTCCATCTAAGAGGTCAGATTTTTTCAACTTTTTTATCAGTTGTTTTTTCATTAGACGCGGCTGAAAGACCTGTACATATATAAATAAAGCATAAATAACTGACACTGTCAAAATGAATGAAAAATCGCTGGAAAATAAAGAAATCAGAACAAGGAATACCATAACAACATTAATTATACGAATTAGGGTTCTTCTTTTTGAACTAATCAGATTGAAATCAGAATTAATATACTTTTTATAATCGGTTTCTGTAAAACTGTAATTTATTTCCATTCAACACCTCACTAAAAATTTATTACTAATAGAGTATCACACATTTTTTAAAGATTAAAGTGACATTTGAGAAAGGAGGTCGCATATATGGTCGGTTATGATGGCAGTATACGGATAGATACAAAGATGGACACCAAAGGATTCAATAAAGGGATGAATGGCATGACCAATGCCATGAAAGGCTTTGCCTCGATTTTTGTTAAGGTCAAGATTGCCCAGATGATCTTTGAGATTGGGAAGAGCGCTGTCAATATGGCATCTCAGCTGCAGGAAGTACAAAATGTGGTTGATACGGCTTTTGGAAGCATGGCGCATAAAGTCGAGGAGTTTGCAGATACAGCAATCGAGAAATTCGGCATGTCGGAACTGACAGCCAAACGAACAGCCAGCACCTATATGGCCATGTCAAAAGGGATGGGAATCGTTGGAGAGGCAGCAGCTGATATGGCTCTTGATGTCACAGGATTAACAGGAGATATGGCATCCTTTTTCAATGTCAGCCAGGATGTGGCAGATACCGCGTTGAAGTCCATCTGGACCGGAGAGACTGAAGCACTGAAAAAATTTGGTGTTGTGATGACTCAGGCGAATCTTCAACAATTTGCTTATGCCAAAGGCATCAACAAAAACATTTCAGCCATGTCACAATCCGAACTGGTCATGCTCAGATATAAGTTTGTCACAGAGAAATTAGCATTGGCACAGGGTGATTTTGCCAAGACTTCAGGATCTTGGGCTAATCAGACAAGGATTCTATCAGAGAGATGGAAAGAGTTTTTGGGGCTCATTGGTAATGTTTTAATACCGATGCTACTTCCTGTTGTGCAGTTCTTGAATAAAACCTTAGAGTTGTTGATCAACATACTCAAGAAGATTGGTGAAATATACACAACTTTGACTGGTAAAACTTTGGAGGTTGCCAAGTCCACAACCTTGGCAGCTGATGCTGAGTTTGAGTTTGCTGACGGAATCGATGCAGCAACGAAAGCGGCTAAAAACGCATTGGCTCCCTTTGATGAGCTGAATGTCCTCCAAAATGATATGGGATCAACAGATTACAGCTTAGGTGGTGGATTTGATTTCTCAACGAGCTTTCCTGAGGACATCAAGGAATCGGAAAACAATGTGAAGGGTCTAAAAAAAGAACTGGATGATTTCTTTGTCATAACAGAGGATAGATTTAATAGATTAAACTCAACATTAATGATGCCTGTATACATCCCTTCTCCTGTATTTGCTGAATTGCCAAATCCTGTCTATAAGCCTAATTGGGGTCTGAATTTACCACCTATGCCAGTGCCGGAATTCAAACCTATCAAGTCACCTGTGTATCAACCTGAGTGGGGTCTGAATAACTCTTTTGCGCTTGAATCTAACCTGGTTGAGAAATCTATGGAAAGCTTTTCAAAAAACCTGGTCAATAACATGGAGATAACATTCAAGAATCTGCATCTTGTATACGAGATGAATCGAGTGGGGCTTAATAGAATCGCGGAAAATATTGGAAAGAATTCGGAGCAGCTTGGTAAAACCATCAGTGAGAATTTCAATGACTGGAAAGAAAAGGCTTCACAAAACGTTGGACAATTCGCATCCAATGTAACCGGTGCGATTTATCTGATGGCACTGAATGGGATCATGAATACCAACAGTTTTCTAAGTACGACCTATGATAACATTTCTGGATGGATCAATTCAACAAGCCAGAATTTTGCCGCCTGGGGAAATGGAGTTATATCGATAGTTGGACAAACTGCTCAAGGAATTGTGTCTACGCTGGCAAGTGGCTTGAAAGCAGCATGGTCGAATTTCGTCGATTTCATGAAGAGCACAGGCGAGAAGGTTTCTAGCTGGTACAATGCAAATGAAAGCTGGTTGATACCGACTCTTGCGATTGGAGTGGTCGGTGGTGTTGTATTAGCGACAGGTGGTGCTGGTGCACTCGCTTTAAAAGCTGGTGCATTGTTAGCGCCTTTGACTACTTTAAAAGCATTACCCATACCAGCTTTAGCTACAGGGGCAGTCATACCGCCAAACAGTGAGTTTCTGGCCATACTCGGAGATCAGAAGTCAGGCAGAAATATTGAAGCACCTGAAGGACTGATCCGGAAGATCATCAAAGAGGAGCTGGAAGGGTTATCTGGGAGTCAAAATGTGACCATCAACTTTGCTGGAAACATGGGACAGCTTATCAGAGTACTCAAACCCTATATAGATACTGAGAATAGACGCGTTGGCAATAACCTGATTGAGGGGGCGATATAAGATGCAGGCAACACAAGTATTCAGCATTGACGGAGAAACCTATGACATAGGTGTTGTTAGTGTCAGAAGAGAAGCGCCAGTTCTAGATAAATATGCAAACCGAACTGAAAACGGGGATTTGAACCGAGAGATAATTGGTGTGTATTACAACTATACAATGACCTTCCCTAGACTGCATTTAAACCCAACGGAATATGCAAGACTTTATGATAAGGTCACTGAGCCGGTGGAATTTCATACTGTTGTTGTTCCTGGTACTGTAGGATCCTTTACCTATCAGGCATATATATCAGGGGTAACGGATGAGCTGCTTAAAATGGATCATGACGGGACAAACCATTGGGGCAATCTTCAGATCAAATTCATAGCTAAGACACCTTCCAGGAGTTGAAGAGATGAAAACTAAAACAGCAATATCATTCAAGATTATAGATGTGACAGCAAAGGAAGATGCGACGTTTATCTCGACAGACAAGCAGGACTTCTCTGATTTGACTGATTTAAAGAAGCTTGATATCTCTCCTGTCAAGTATGGCACCCTAGAAAAGGATTACTTTCTTCTGGATGGGACTTATGTCTTGATGCCTGGAGATCTTTCAAATGATGAGTTTGGGTTTTGGTCTCAGTCACTGAGCGATGAAAATGGCGTTTTCAATACGCCGGTGGTTCTGGAAGTGTCCTTTACGGAAAACCATAGCAGCATTGGGATGACTTTTGTATTTCATGAACCGACAAATGATTACAGCACCAGCTTGAATGTGAAATGGTATGACGGCTCTGAGACCCTATTGGACGATAAAAGCTTCATCCCGGATGGATCCGTTTACTTTGCAGACAATATGGTTGAGAACTATCAGAAAGTTGTCATTACGTTCAATGCTACCAATAAACCTTTCAGATACTTGAAGCTGACTCAGATCGAGTTTGGCCAAATTAAAATATTCGACAGCAGTGATTTGATCTCAGCAAATGTGCTGGAGGAGGTTGATCTGCTGAGTTCGGAAATAAGAGTCAATACCTTAGACCTAACATTGCATTCCAGTGACACTGAGTTTTCTGTCATGAATCCCTCCGGCATCTATTCGTTACTGCAACAAAGGCAGCCTTTGACCGCATACATCTTCTTAGACGGTGTGAAGAAAAACATGGGGACATTTTATCTTGAGGATTGGCTAAATGACAATGACAGCACCATCACCATGAAGGCCATCGATCTGATAGGTGTTATAGATGGAACCACTTTCAAAGGAGGGATCTATTCAAATGCTTCGGTTGAGAGCATAGTTAACCAGATCATGCTTAGTGCCAATGCAGAATATGACCTGGATGAAAGCTTAGGATCTTTAACCTTAAGTGGTTATATACCGATCTGCACCCATCGGGAAGCTTTGCAGCAGGTTGCTTTTGCAATCGGTGCGATTGTGGATTGCAGTAGATCAGATAAGATAGCTATCAGAACAGTTTCAATGGTTAATTCCGGAACTGTTTCATATAATAGAAAGGTTTATGGCCATAAGGTCAAGCTAAAGCCACTTATCACCGGGGTTGAAGTCATTTCTCATCTATACGTCGCATCAAATGTCACTATATCGTTGTTTGAGGGGACACTAGGCATAGGAACCCATGAGATTTTGTTCAATGAACCTGCGCATTCATTGAGTGTGACCGGCGGATCAATCATCTCTAGCGGTGCCAATCATGCGGTATTGAATGTGACAATAGCTGGCAATGTAGTTCTCCAGGGCAAAAGGTACAACGACAACACAAGGACTTTCGGGGTCTATAACCCGAGTATACCAGCTGGTGAGAAGATCAACATCGTGTCAGTCAAGAAATGTACATTAATATCAAACAGCAATGCGTCGTCCTTAGCTCAGAAGATATATGACTACTACCAGCTAAGACACCAGGATGAAGGGATGATCTTGTTAATAGATGAAAAATCTGGTGACCTGATCACTTTGGATAGCTTGTATAATCAGCAAATCGAAGGATATATTGAGAAACTCGATATTGATCTAACTGGTGGCTTCATTGCCGATATGACGATTACAGGAGGTGCGTTGCCTAATGTGGGTTGAACCTGTCACCAATAGAACCATATACAATAAAGGCTATCTGAATGATGATGTGCTGAATAGAATTGAGGGTAACTGCTCGTATATTGCCGGGCAGTTATTTTCATATGGCTATCAGATCAGCCTAGTGACCAAAACAGATTGGACAAAAACAGACTTTCCTGATTTGAATCAGATCAATCGAATCAGAGATAACGTCAATGAATTGATTGATGTCTATCACAAGATGCCAGGCAGTCCGGATATCCGATACTGGGATAGCCTCGATTGGCAGGATACAAATAGCCTGGAAAAGAATCTATTGAATCTGAATACCATTTTAGAAAACATGAAGAGTAGTTTTAAGTACTGCGGTACGTTTTATGTCGGTGAAGAGATTGTTTTTTAGATAAAAGTTAATACAGGAGGAAAAGAAGTATGGCAATAGAGTGGAAAGATAGAATTGTTGAACATCCTAGAAGGTATCAGCTGGTTCCTGTTGCGGGTCAAGATGGTGTGTTTGATTTCGTACCGGTTACTGGTGAGGTTACTGAGGTTGGTACGCTGGTTAACTCCTTTAACCTAAATAATGGAGACTACGCAAATATTCCGGTAGAGGCATGGAAGTATTTAAACTTTAAGCATGTGCTAAGCGAGAGTGAGTTAGCAGATACAGAGGCTAATCCCTCTATTATGGACTTCATCTATAAAAGCAGTATGCAAAATATAAGCTCATATCTTATGTTCGTTTCAAGTACAAACGCAGATACACTAGATGCTAGTTTTGGCAAGTTAAACGTAGACCTTGTTCCAAACATAGGTAAGCAATTAGAGATGTATGCAAAATTCAAAGGGAGTTTAGATGCTCTTATCTGGCTATCTAGAAAAAGGACCCTACTAGATATTGTTTTGGACTTTAGAAGTTATCAAGAGTTAAAAAATAGCACAGTGTTGAGTAATCTAGTTGCTTTATCTCCTTACGCTACTAGTATAGTCAACAACACACCAGAGTACGATTTACTAATGGCATGGACTGACTTAGACACTACAACTTATCCTACAATTAGTAGTGTAGTTAATAGTGCCACTGCGATGGAGCATATACTAAACTTGTCAAACATAGACTCAATGTTATCCTACTTGCCAACTACTCTAAATACAATAAAGACAACTAGTGTGTCATGTGGTAAATATCTAGCAAAACTAGTTGGGTTGACTATGGCTGATTATGCAGATATAGAGACTTTAGTAGCATCTTCATCTGCCAGAACTCACATATTCAGTAACAATACTAGGCTTGCTTCCTTGTACACGTTACCATACGCTCTTACAAAAATTTGGGACAATACTACTGCTTCAACAGATATGATGACTAATTCAAATAGTAGGTCTTATATGCTATCCACTAAAGCAGTTGAGTACTCTGGGTCAGGGGCGTACGCTCTAAAAGATAGTAGAAAAGGTTTTGTACTACAATGGAGAACTACAGAGCAGTCATTGTCTCATTGTAGAATACGTTATTTACAACCTGGAAATACTTCTTATGAGGGCTACAAGAGTACTGCCTATGTAAATGTGAACTGGAGGACTCAACCATTAGAACTTGGAGAGGGTAGTGGTAGAGCAACATTTGTAATGTTTGTACCTATGGCTTAAATATAAATTTGGAGGTAACATATGAATTTTTTAGAAGAAGACATTATACTAATTGACACTCAAGTAGACGCTCCATCTGAACGTGATTTGCAGTTCTTAGATTTAACAGGAAGAAAAACGTATTGGTCACAAGGCTTTAAAGGAAAAGGGATAGTCGTAGCAGTAGTTGACACTGGAGTGAGTCCACATGAAGAGTTTGGAAATAGGCTTTTAAAAGGCAGAAATTTTTCAACAGACCACAATGGTGACCCTAATATAACAATTGATATATTTGGGCATGGTTCTCATTGTGCCGGTTCAATAGCTGGAAAGAGCGTTGGAATTATGCCAGAATCAGAAATACTTCCAGTAAAAGTTTTAAACGGAACTGGTGGAGGAACATTTGGAACAGTATTAGCGGGACTTCAATATTGCATAGATTGGAAACATCCAATAACAGGAAAGAAACTTAATGCAGTTTCAATGAGTTTATCATTTCCCACTTTGACATCAATAGAACTGGCAAATTTAAGAGGAGCGGTACAAACTTTGAATCAAAGTGGGATAGCTGTATTTGCATCAGCAGGGAACACAGGAAAAGAGGAAATGCGATATCCGGCGGCACTGGATGAAGTTGTTTGTGTAGGTGCAGTTGATATAGAAAAGAAACAGGCTTATTTTACTACACAAGGGAATCATGTTGACGTATGTAATATTGGAGTGAACGTGCTTAGTGTTTGTAATACAGGCGGATATATAAGGATGAGCGGAACATCAATGTCAACTCCATTATCCTGTGGCTTGGCTGGATTAATAGCAGAAAAATATGAATCAATATATGGAAAGCGTATTGATGAATATTTGTGGTATGAAATGGTTAAAATGCATACAAAAGACTTAGGAATACGTGGAGTGGACAAAATACATGGAACTGGCTTCTTTACACTTCAACCTTTAGAAATGGAAATGAATGTTCAGGTTGGTTCCAATGTTATCAGAGTCAATGGCGAGAATCATGTTATGGAAACACCTGCTCAAATAATCAATGGAAGGTTTATGGTACCTGTAAGATTCGTGACAGATCCTGCTGGCGCCTATGTAACATGGTCAGAAGATAGCAAAGGCTACACAACAGGGGCAAGGGTGGTGTTTTAATGAACACTTCAAAGTGGATGCACTTGAACAGAACGCATAAAAAGTTAGGTGACGTAGTTTATTTGGGAGACCATATAGCTGATTACGGTCCGACTTCTTCAGGCTTTTCATCAGGTCCACATCTACACTTAGGTGTCATAAAAGGTTATGCTGGTGATTTTACCATGACAGAGATTGAAAGAGGCGAGTACCTTTCGGACAAAGAAATGCTGTATAGGATGTGGACAAATCAGCTTTTCGGTGGTCCGTACAGAACAACCACTCAGTATTTAGAGGCTGGGTACAAGCCGAAATACGGACAAGGCATCTATGAGCATTGGGGATTGGATGGTGTGAAGTTAGAGGAAAATGATTTTAAACTATACTGGCCATTGCACGTTCCTGGGGTGATTCATAAAATAAACTACAACGATATGGCTGGTCTGTACTACATCATCAGATTCAACGATGATATCAAAGGACATTGGGCTGAAAAAGAGATTAAACTTATGGTGGAGTCAGGAAGGATGAAAGGATATCCTGATGGCACGTTCAAACCTGATAGATTTATAACAAGAGCCGAGCATTCAGTTTCGGAAATGAATAAAAAATAAAAAGTTGGAGGTACTGCAATGGCACTAAACAATGATGCAAAGAACGCAATGCTGACAGAACTTGCAAGTCTTATTACTCACGTGGGATTGACAACAGATGCAGATGTAGAGATCTCAGGCGGTTCACCCGCATACGCCAGAAAAGCGATTGCATGGGGAATACCTAGCGGTGGGAGTATGGCTGCAACAAACCAACCAGCATTTGACATTCCTGCTGGTGCTACAGTTGGGAAAGTCAAATTCTACAGTGCGGTTTCAGGCGGTACATTGTATGGTGAGTATGATGTGACAAATGAAACATATGGTGGCCAGGGAACATATACTGTGACAAGCGCGACAATCGACCTCAACAAGTAATTCATCTTCTTAATACTCTGGTGAAAGGGGGTGAATTATGGCAACTTTAAACAAAGTTTATACTTTCGCGACTGGTAACGAGGGTTTCACGCTTTCGCTTATGACATGGGTAAGTGTCGAGCAGGCACTTGAAAACAGAGCAAGTGGTAGAAATACAACAAGAGACGGAACCGCTACCATCACTGATTCCTATGGTTCAATCGGAATCCCAGAAGGCGCTACTATAACAAATGTACAGTTAAAAGTAGACCATAGATGTAATGGATATAACGTCGTCAACAGTATTTACTGGGATGCCTATTTGGACGGCACAATAGCAATTCCTGCTACAAATTATAGTGGTATAACCTCTTATACAACCGCAAGTAGTAGTGTAAGAAATGTAGACAAAACAGCGGAAGATACTTTCTTAATCCTGTTGGACGGGTATTGTAGAACTGCCAACAACGCATCTGCACTTGCGAGCTTACTACTTGATAATGTTGAATTGATAGTTACGTATGAAGAAGCATCTTATAACAGAAGCGGAACTGTTTTAATAACTAATGGTACGCAAGAATCAGTCTCCGGCAAGAAACACAACTCAGGTATCGTTCAATTTTCAGCAGGTTTTCAGGAAAATCTAATCTCAAAGAAAACAGGTCTAACGCCCATATCAATTAGTATTGGGGATGTCATATCTGTTTCAGGTGAGAACAGTACCACTTATGATAAGTTTGGAAGTGTATCTGTCACATCAGGGGATAATATTTCTCTTTCAAAGATTAAAAGTATTTCTATGGTGATATTAGAATCTCTTGGCGCTCAGGTTTCTGTAAGTGGAAATTCAGAAATTCCTACCTATGATTTTGCAGTTAGCGTCAACGAATCTATTGGTGTACAGGAGAACGTTTCAGGCATCAAGTCAACCAGAGCTTCACCCGAGATGACAGATGGTATTAATCTAGACTTATTTGGTGTTAAGTCCATTATAGCGATCACTTCAGAAAGCATCGGTGTTGAAAAGACTGTTTCTTACTATAAGTCAACCGGACAATCTATCAGCTTATCAAATGGAATCAGACTGCTGGTAGCAGGAACAAATGCGACTACCTATTTCTGCTCAAGCACCGTAAGCTTGAACGGTGGTGACCAAACCATACTATCGGGTTTGAAACAATCTATGTTTTTGTTGGCGATATCTAATGGAATCACTGGATCAGGGCAAGGATCTAAAGCTACAGAGCGAGCAGTCAAAATTTCAGCTGGAGACATCGGATCGTTCCTATCGACTAAGGATTCAGGCGGTTTGATTTCAGTGTACGAAGGTGTACGGATAACAGTCATATTCAAGTTGCCATACAGTCAGCTGATGGCAGTTCTTGAATATGAGGACAGAGCTCCTTTGATCGCACATCAGGAATTCATGGTCACTATTTCGTTTTCTAATCGCCTAGTGGACTTATCAGCTGCGGATCACCAGGTAAAAGTGTCAAGCATTAATCGTTATGTAAAATTGGAGGTGGAGTATGTGAGCTTGCAAAATAACACAGTTAGGCTCAAAGCTGAATTCAGAGATTTTGATGGACAGTTGGTCTCTCCGGATGATGTGCTGTTAAAACTATATAACGGCAAGAGAGTTCAAATTGGTGAAGCTATACCGGTCTTGCCGGCAAGCGAAGGTGTGTTTACATATGATTATGTATTGGAGACCGATGTCTATGGATCTATCTTCTATGAGTTCTCAGGAATTGTCAATAATCTGCCAATTTTGGGCAGAAATAGAATCGATATCACATGGATGTGATAACAGGTTTATTTTTATAAAATCGGCTAAAAATAGCCAAAAAAACGCTTGCGAGAATCGATTTTAAGCGTTTTGAATAATGCAGGTAATGGTTTAGTATGGAAAAACAAATTATAAAAAACTAAGATTGGAGGGTTACAAATTGAACGATATACCAACATTAAAAATATGGCTTGTAAGCACCTTAGGGATTATAGGCAGTTTTATTGTGCAAAAATTAGGGGGGTGGGATACAGCTTTGGCAACATTAGTGATTTTTATGGGGATAGACTACTTAACAGGCTTGATTGTTGCCGGGGTTTTTAAAAAATCAAAGAAATCTGAAACAGGTGCATTAGAATCAATTGCGAGTTGGAAAGGATTATGCCGGAAAGGTATCACATTATTAATGATATTGGTGGCTCATCGGTTAGACTTGACGCTTGGCGTCGATTATATTAGAAACGCGGTAATCATAGCCTACATTGCAAGCGAAGCGATATCAATAATAGAAAATGCTGCTTTAATGGGAGTTCCCTTACCACAAATATTAACTAATGCAATCGATCTGTTGCAGAAAAATAATGATAAAAAGGAATGATTCTGGACCAGGTGTGATGCCTGGTCTTTTTTTATTTGCATCAATATTTAATAAAGATTATAATAAAGGGTAATTAACATAATTATATTAATCTAACGAGGCATTAAATGTTTGATATATTAGAGTTTTACAAGTTCAATTTAGGTTTCAAAAATTTGATTTATAAAAAATTCAGCAAAAGACTGAAATTTTTATTGAAATCCATAATTATTATGTTGATAATGATATTTATTAAGTTTTTTTATTCATTATCAGACAATAAGTTTGATTGGTTAGAAATTGTTATATTGTTGATATTGACTCTATTATATTTAGTCATTAGATCTGTTTATGGAAACAAAATAATGAAAGATCTATATAGATTTGATTCCTATAGCAGCAGAAGCAAACTGGGCAAATTTTTATTTAACAAAAATGGATTTATTAAACTTGAATCAAGCTTATTAAAAGAACACATTGGTAAATTCGATATCATTTCGAGCAAACAAATAGAAGCTTATATAAGTATTGTTCAAGGATTTCGGGAGACAAACAAAACAAGATTCGGACTATCTACTGCAATTACCATTGCTTTTGTGTCATCGATAATGACTATTTTTCTTAGCCAGACCGAATCTGTTAATTCATTAATGATAGGGATATCAGTTATGGTTTTTATGATACTAATGTTCTATTCAATTGAAAAAAATACTCTCGATATAATCCACACTTTCAATATAACATCAGAAAGCAAGTATTTAAGAATTATTAATTTGCTTCACGTTATTATCATTTTTAATGAGCTACCCCAAAAAGAAGTAAGGGAAACATATTATTCTTGCTTTTATGAAAGGACTTAAGAAGCTATTTTGAGGGTTAGAATCAAGAAAATTAAAGCTTAAATTCTGTAAGTGATAGGGTCCAATATGGCTTATCTCCACCAACTAATGACCTAACTGAAATCTTTGATTTCTTAGTAGGTCAGATATCCAGAAGTCTAAATCTTTGATTTAGCTAACGGAGCGGATGAAAGAACACAATCTTTGATACAATCGGAACTCGTTGATTTCAACGGGTTTTCGTGTTTTTTGAGGGATAAAGTTAGATGAAAAATTGAAAAAAATATCGGTGATACTGAATGGTGTGCACCCAAAATGCACCCAAGTAACCTGGGTTCATACCTTTTGGAGTTAATTGATTTTGAATACTTTTGAGTGAAGTTTGTCTTGAAGGGTTTTAATCTTGATTGACAATAGCCAAGAATCGGACTAAACTGTTGTTGATTAAGTTAAGGAAAGGTCTGAACTATACGTATGATATAAGCAGTTTTTTGGATGTGCGCAATAAAACTAATAAGATAATTTCAAAGCCGGTATTTGTTAAAAAGTATTTTATCAAATATCGGTTTTTTATTAAGTATTATGAGTGCGATGATAAAGGTTGAAGGGAGTGTTACTAATGACAACTTTACAGTCAAAGGATGATAAGAAGGCAGAAATTATAATCTCCGATAATACAAAGCAAAGCTTAGCGCACCTGAATGAAATCTTCAAAACACAACAATTACAGTATGAGCAAGACAGTTTGGACTTTCAAACAGATAAAGAAAACCGAGCGGCGGAACTGATTATTGCTAATATGGAATTGCTATTCCAGAATGAAGAGAAAGAGAAACGTGCAGCGGAGCTTATCATCGCCAATAAGGAGCTAACCTTTCAAAGTGAAGAAAAAGAGAAAAGGGCATCAGAACTGATTATTGCTAATAAGGAGTTAGCTTTCCAAAATGATGAAAAAGGGAAGCGTGCTGCAGAACTGATTATCGCTAATATGGAATTGCTATTCCAGAATGAAGAGAAAGAAAAGCGCGCAGTGGAATTGCTCATTGCCAATAATAATTTAGCGCTTCAAGGTAGAGAGATAGAACAAAAGACTAAAGAATTATTACTAGCTAGAGATCAAATTGAAATGGCTGGTGTTACAATAAACAGAGCTTGGAGATACAATAAAGACTTAATCGAGGCCAGTATAGATCCAATCATCACAATTGATGAGAGTGGGTTAATGATCGATGTCAATACTGCTGTGGAAAACGCAACTGGTTTGACCAAAAATAATTTAATCGGTACTAATTTTTCAGAAATATTTTCCAATCCGGAGAAAGCAAGTAGGTTTTACCAAACGGTTTTTAAAAAGGGCCAATCATTAAACTATGAACTCAATTTAAAGCATACAAATGGATTTACCACACCTGTTATATACAACACATTTGTATATTCTGA